GGACCAGATACCGCAACTTGAGGCAAGCAAAGCCGAGATGCTACAGGCTCCATTTGCGTGAGGTATCATGGATGGGCCAATTCCAGTATCTGACCATGACTACCTCATAAAAATTTATGAGAGAGTCGGAAAACAGAATGAAGACATAAAAACATTATGCGATGGCCTGCATGATCACGAAAAACGCATAATCGCGCTCGAACAAGCGGATGCCTGCCAGGAAAGTTTTGTCGATGGCCGGGAGGATTGGTGGCAGACCTATAAGGAGCCAATTCTAATAATTTTTAGCCTGGTGACAGGATCTATCATAACAGTAATACTATATCTCATGGGGGTGCAATCATGATCGATTGCATCATCACAGTTGCGATTGCAATATCAATATCGGCAGTCCTGATTTGGGCCATGTTTAATCCGGAGAAGGCAAAAGCGTGGGTATTTGGCTTATTCAAATTCTTCTAGTGTTGGCGAGTGCCCAGGAGGATACCGATATCGTCATCATGGGAGAGCGGCCAATGGTGTTTCCAGAACCGATGCAGAAAGCAGAGATGGCCATAGAAGATATATTAAGCAACGAATCTGACCACATGCTCTTCCTGTCAGATGATTATTGGCCGGTCTGGTTAAACAATTCGACAATTGCGTAGGGAGATTTCATGGAAAAGGATGAATACATATGCTCAGAATGTGGTGGGATAATCAAAGCCGATGAAAGCCTTTGGGGTACGGCGACTGAGACGATTTGTGAGGTTTGTCATGTACTGGAATGGTTGGCCGCGGCTGGAAAATCCAGAGCATACCGGCAAAATGCCGTATGACAATTGCATCGACGTTACTGCATATCCACATGTGTGTGTATGCAGGTGGGTTATCGGACATTTAAAGCCACAAATCCCATCCAAATAGGTAACTATTCCACCTACAAGGCGAAATGCTGCCTACGAGGCGCTAGTGAGGTTATCATGTCAGGCATTCAGCTAATTAATCTGGCAGAGGTCCAAGCGGGCGTAAAACGCAAGCTAGATGATATCACCAAAAACCAGGCCAAGGCAGCGAAGCAAATGGCCATCACAGCTAATCAGAATATTCAGGATAATTGTCGCGTCAAGTCCGGTGCCTGGCAGAGAAGCTGGTCTGGTCGTGTGGAGGAGATCTCAGAGCTGAAGCATGCGGTAATAGTCGAGAGCAGTGGGGCGGAAAGATATTACTACCTGCAAGAAGCACTAAATCACCCGGGTAGCATAGGATTTCATCAGAGCATACCAGAGATGACAGAAATCTATAAGAAAAACATGAGCCTGAAATGACACCTGAGCAGCAAGTCATTGAGATTCTGCAATCATGGTCTAGTGATGTCGTTGTTCTCCTGAAACGGGCAGGCTACTTTTCGCCTACCATGTCGGATGTGACCAAAGAGGACATCGCAACAAAAATCGGATTTGGCAAAGGAACCCGGCTATATAAGCAACTTCGGGCTGCGTCCGAAACCAAAAATTGGGAAGTCGCGAAGATTGTCCTAACTGAGGAAAACCTAATCGAGCTTAAGCAGGGCGCAAGGCAGGTAGCAAAAGAGCTAGGAGTTCCGTTTTCTGCCTATAACTGGAATCCGATTGCGCAGGCCTACCTAAAAAAAGAAGGCTTCCAGTTGGTCAAGACCCTCACAGGCACCGATCTGAAGCGATTGGAGCGCCAAATGCAGGCGCATTTTGGCCTAAATGAGCGAACCTTTGAGCGGCGATTTCGCGAAAACTACCCATGTAGCCCGTATAGGACGCGAACCATATTTAGGACGGAAAAGAATAACGCTCTAAACGGTGGCGCCCACCTAGAAGCAAAGTCGGTCGATGCCACAAAAAAGATCTGGAAGCATTCTCATGGCCCCAACCCGCGCAAAGATCACCTGGCAATGGATGGGGAAGAGCAACCCATAGACGAACCGTTTTCCAATGGCAAACAGTATCCCAACGGCGATCCGAATTGCAGGTGTCGGGCGAAATACAAGTTTTAGGCTACCTAAATAACTGGTTCTTCTCCCTGGTTTCCTTCATCCAGGCGTTTAGAGCCTTCTCTAGGGTTGAATATTCGTGCTTCAACTTGTAGTTGGTCAGATAGCGGTGATTATCCGCTTCTAGGTCGGCTATTATTTTGGTCACCCAATCACCGAAAGTTCCCGCATTCGGATAGTTATCTGAGTGGTGGTATTTAGTGGATCATCAGCATGTCTAATTTCAATGACATCAACCAATCCGCGGTGAGCAGATTGCATGAATTCGTCCAGTATTTGTATAGTCTCTTCTTGATCCAATAGCGAAGTTTTTTTGTTCATAATGCACTAATTATCCTAATTAGCTAAATACTTTTCGGAGGTTAAATGGCAAATCCATCAAGCTATATAGCCCTGGTCACCCAATGTTTTAGTGACGACGACATCCTAAATGGCCTGGTCAACGGTCAGATCATCGCCGGGTTCCAGCGAGCCCTAGCAGACGACAAGCTGACACTGGCTAACCATGCTTGCATCGGGGTTCGGAATTTGAACCTGAATGGCTCCGATTTCGGAGGCGTGGCCTATCATGGCCTGTCTGACTATGCGAGATATCATCACTGTGAATAGTTCTGGAATGAGTGACTTCGCCGGGCTGGACGTGGGTGAATGGTAGACATATCGACATACGTGGCTGCTGTGGCTCAGCACCTACAGGACGATCCTGTACTCAATGCACTGATCGATGGCCAAATCATCCCTGGATTTCGCAGGGCTGCCGCCGATAACTTCCTGGCAGGCACACATCAGGCTTGCATAGGCATCAGGAACCTGTCCAAGAACAGCCAGCCGCTCGGAGGAGCTGCCCACCACGGCGGCGGGAAGCACGATCAGCTCATGGAGATCCGGATCATAACTCTGCTCTCGGCTACCCGGCAAGATGACAGCTATGCCTATGCCATCGGCGCCGAGGTAGAGCGGCTTCTCAGATGCGGATTCTCAGAAGAACTTAATGGAGTCACTTATAATATTTCCTCAATTCCAAACATCAATTTTACGGCTCTCGACGATGATCAGTTTAATGACAGAATTGAAATTCAAGCCACGGTCCGGCTAAAGTATATTGGAGTGTGAAACATGGTACAAGGAGCACAAGACAACGCCACCGGATTTGTGGCGATTGCACTAGAATCGACATCAGGAACACCGGAGGCTGCACCGCAGACTAGCCCCAATGGCTATATCGTGTTACGAGGCGACATGGCCCCTGTCACGAAGAAGGCACCTAAGTTCAACGAGATAGCCGGGCAGATCTTCCCGACGCTGCCCATTCCCGGCCCAGAAAGCTTCGAAATGTCTTTCCCGATGTTTCCAATTCTGGATGAAAATGGCCTGGGGCCTCTGCTGGCTGCCGCATTGGGCGACGATACTCTTTCAGTGCTGTTGGCGAGTCATGTCTGGAAGCACACGATCACCTGGGAAACCCTCATCAAGACCTTCACAGCGTTCTGCCACTATGGCACGAATGATGACGATCAGTACCGCATGTGTGGGATAGACTCTATCGATATCAAGAGTAAGAGTAGTGACAACAGTCTGGAGATTGATCTTAAGTCGCAAGGAGCTTCCCTGGAGAAGCTGGCGACTGGTGCCGTTCTTACCAATGGGTTCATTGATCCAGATGCCTCGGACATGCTCACGCATACCGGCCTGAGACTGGAATTCGGCCATCCGAAGGCCACTGCAAGGGATTTGGTCGAAGAACTAAGCGTGACCATAAAGCGCAATCTTGGCTTTGGGGCACTGGGAAAGTCCGGGCAGCATCCAGCAGGATCTGCCGGCCACAATATCGTAAACTCGAAGAAGTCTAACTTCGAGATGAAGATCACCGCGGACGATACTGACCGGGAAGAGGTCTTGCGGGCCATGTACCCAACAAATATCAATCCCGCGTACATATCTCCCGACATCACCCGTTTCTCAGACGTGATGCGCTACATCAAAGCTCGGATGTCCTGGTATGGAGCTTCCCTCTATGCTGGGATCAACAGCGAGGCCGACTATTGCAACGCGGGCACCCTAGAGGTCACTTTCGCAGGCACCTACACGGGGGGGAATACCGTCCTGGTCGGCGAGATGGAGATCGACGCAGGCACACCTGACCAATTCCGCTTCAGGTACACCACGGGCGGAGCGTGGAGCGAATGGAGTTCTTGGGCGAGCATCACGACTGGCTCTGCTGTGACCCTGACAGGTTGCCTGGGGATCACTGCCACATTCAGCAGCACCACCGCAGGAGATATTGGGGACAAGTTCTACTTCTGCAGCCATTGGAGAAGGATGCTAAGAGTAGTCGTGCCAATCCTGGCATACAAGGATGCGCCGAAAACCACATTCAAGGACGGCCTCCGAAAGATCGAGATCGAGCTGGCCCACACGAGCGCAGATGATACTGATAGACCTTACATTGAGATAGTCAATAGCGAAGGCACTGCATACGATACAGTGTGAGGGCCTTTATAGGCCCTTAATCATTTTTAGGTCGAAACTAGGTGATACAAACATGTCTGAAGAAAATGATATAATCGACCCCGAAGAGAATATTGATGCATTGGCAGAGGCACTTGCCCAACCCATCCGGCAAAAGGTAATGATTCTAACATTACTAAACGACACTCGTGTAAAAGTGCGCTACTTACCACAATCAATAGCCACAAGCTTAGAATTCGATAACAACACACCACTATCTGCTGGAAAACGCAAGCCGACCTTCAATTACAAGAAATTTTTCAAAGACATCTTGCCGAAAATGAATCAGTTGGCTTTAAGGAGTATCCAGATCTATGACGACCTATCTGGCGAAAAGTCCGAGGGCAAAAACTGGATTCCACTTTCGCTCATTTCTCCGGGGGAGTTCTCAAAACTGAGAGATCTCTGCTTTCCCGGAGCAGATGAAAGTGCCTCCGATAGCGAGCACGAAGATCATGTATCTGATCGCCCGCGTGGCAAAGGAGTTCGGTGCGGGCAGTCCAATGCACCTGGCGAGACAATACGGGCTACTTAGGCCCGATTTTTGCCTTTCGGCGGAGGAGACGATTTTGGCCGATAATCATCTGCTCAACAGACTCATAGAGGCAGAGAATAAAGCTCGCGCGGAAGCCATCGAGAAAAGAGATCTACAAAAGCGGATGCCGGGCGTCACTCGAATGGTATCTGCACCAGAGAGGTCCGAGCAGCTAAAGAGAATGCGGGCTAAAAAGTAAGTTAAAGCGTTGCGGTATATCTGCATTTTAGATTGATATAATTTTTTCGGGCGGTGATTTTGATTTCTGATACCACAATGGCCTATGTAGCTACGCTTGATGTCGAAAATGTGATGACTGGATTTGATCGCATTTCGGCCAAGGCTATGACGACGTCGTCCATCTGGAGTAGTTCACTTTCAACGATGTCCACGGTGGGAGTAGCGGCATTTGCCGCGGCAGTTGTTGCAACGGGCGTGGCATTCGTTGGCGCGGTTTCTGCCGCAGCTTCGTGGCAAACCATGATGACGGATATCAGTAAGACAACCGGAGTCAGGGGGGAAGAGCTGGAAGCCCTGAGCAATACGCTTGAAGAAATCCGGATGAAGTCCGGCGCAACGGCGGAATCCATTTCCGGTGCGGTGGTAACCGCCGGTTCAATTGGCATTCCAAAAGAAGAACTCGCCGCATTCGCAGAGTTGTCTATGCAAATGGCCGGGGCATTTCGAATGTCTGGAGATGCCGCCGCCGATGCAATGGGCAAGATTGGAAACGTGGTCAAGCCTGCCGAAATGTCGTGGGTGGAATTTGGACAGAAGGCAGGTTCGGTTGTCAACGTTCTCGCTGATTCAATGGCAACGTCCGAAGAACAAATTTTGACCGGCATGACTCATTTAGGTTCCACAATGAGCCTGTTGAAGCCGCCTATTGATACACTGCCCGCATGGCAAGCAGTCGTTGCTACGGTGCAAAGTTTGGGCTTGGCCGGCGACCAGGCGGGGGAAGCGATCCAGGACGCATTGATGTATGCAACCAAGGACGCGAAAGGCGAAATAAGCAAACTGTTGGGCATTTCGGGCGAGGAACTGCAACTCAAACTGAGAACCAACGCGCCCGAAGTTATGATGGATGCCGCGAAAGCAATCAAAGCGCTTCCATTGGGCGAGCAGGCTGCCGCCCTTGCCAACTTCGGGCAGACGGGCAGCAAGTCGATTTCCCTTTTAATGGGTGATCTGAATTCGCTAACAGGAGAGTTTACTTTACTAGACCCCGCTATCCAGGATGCAAATGCTTCGTTTGAAGACGGCACAAATCTGACCACCGCATACGGCGAATCTCAGAAAACCGTCGAAGTTGCATGGGAACGAGTTCTTGCTACCGGATCCGTCATAGCAGAACGTTTGGGTAGCATATTCCTTCCAGCAGTCGGCGAAGCTCTGAGCAGCATCGCGGACATGGGGCAGGGCGTTGCCGATGGTGTTTCCAAAATAGCCGAATTCATCAAAACGAGTGATATCGAAGGCGCATTTAGCTATCTGATATCCGAGATAGCATCCGGCGTATCTAATTTAGGTTCATCACTTGTGGATTATTTAGAGAACATCGATTACAAGAAAATTGGCGAAACATTGCATAACGTGCTGAAATCTGCCTGGTCTACCGCCGCGGGACTATTCAAATCATTTTTGGCATCCGACACTGAGCTAACCGGCGCGTTTTCCGCACTGAAAGATGTCTTAGCACCGACCGTTGAAGACATTTTTGGCACTTTGCAGATTGCCGGGCTGAAGGCATTCATGGCCATAGCGGATGGTGCGGGCACGATGTACAATGAACTGGGGGCAACTCTGTATGGATTATATAATAGCATCGTGGCAGTTTTCGCAGGCATCGCAGGCGCGATTGGGGGAGCGTGGGATTACGCATCTGGACGGATCGGGGAACTGAAATCATATCTTGGGATTTCCTCCGAATCATCGACAAGCTCCATTCCGGATACAGTTCAGTTGGAAGATGGCACATTCACTATTGAAAATGCATACTTGGCGCAAAGTGGCAAACCTGCTGTATTTAGTAGTGAAGAAAACTTACAAAACGCATTTAGCTCTAGACAAATAGTTATTCATGCATCGAGTGTGAGCCTGAATTCGGCAAGTGGCCTGAAAACTCAG